TTGGGGGATATGTTTAAGCGGTTAGCCCTTGATATTGCACTCGCAGCAGCAAAGGCGGCAATATTCCAGGCGATATTATCAGCCGTTAGCGGTGGGACTTCAAAGGGCGCAGGGGGCGGTGGATTCTTCAAGATGTTTGGTAAGATGCTCGGCTTCTCCGAAGGTGGTACCGTTAGCGGCCCCCGTTCTGGCTATCCTGTAATGCTACACGGCACAGAACACATTGTACGGCCCGACCAAATGCGGTCAATAATCGCATCCGCATCGCAGATGGGGGGAGGAAATAGTAGGGTAGTGGTGGAGGGTGTAGTGAGAGGTAACGATATATGGCTTTCACAAAGTAGAACGAATACATTTAGAGCATTAAGCGCATAACCTATGCCATGTAAAAGATTAGTTATTGATGTAATACAGGCCGATTTGGATGCTTCCGATGACGGCTTTGTATATTACACGTTTGTCGATTGCGGTGGCGATGATGTGGAAGTTGGTTACAATACTGCAAGGTTAAACTTTGATACAGGGTATTGTATGGATGTTGACCGGGATTATACGGCACACATTCTTATAGGCGGCATCCCGACCCCTCCACCTAATTTCAGTACCGCAACCGAAGGTGATACTTGTACCGGAAGCGATCCTGTTGAAATACCACCAGCAGTAGTACCACCTGCATACGGGAAGAAATATACTTTACAAGCCATTGGCAAGTCGGGGTTAACTTTCACGGCTGAAATTTGGGAGAAAGGCTACACAGGGGGAACGGTTTATCCTATAGGGGCATCCGTGAATCCTTTTGTACTTGATTGCCTTGCTTCCGGCGATGATCCGTTTCAGCCGGTGCTTCCGACAACATTTACAATTAGAGCCGATTTTACGGAATTTACAGGGCCGTGGCCGGACTTTCTTTCTACAGATGACAGAAAGTATCATGTGCGGTTTTATGCGCAAGGAACGGCTTATTTTATATGGCAGGGGTTTATCTTAATGGATAACATTACTCTACCTTTTACAACGGGTAGAACTATCGTAGATATTCTTTGCGTGGATGCCATTGCCTTGTTAAAATCCGTTAACTACCTGCCCGGTGTTCCGCTTCTTACAAGTACTGAAAGTATTGTTAAAACCATAAACAACTGTCTAACTTACCTTCTTTATCCAGGGGGATATAAAGTTAATTTTGCAGTCAATTACTACACATCGCAGTTAACTGAAGCCAACAACGCCCTGCGACAGATGTACGTTACACAATGCAACTGGCAATCGGGGGTAAGTTCATATTTAAATTGCTATCAGATATTGGAAATTATTTGTACTGCTTTTGGTGCGCAAATATTTCAGTCGGGTGGGGAATGGTGGATAACTTCCGTAAATGAAAGGGCATCCGATACTATTCGGGTATTTCAAACCAATCAAGATACTGACCCCGATACCACATTTAACAAGTCTATAAATTACACCATTCAGCCTTATATCAACGATTCTGTAACTCCATTTTACTTTGTTCAAAATAGTCAAGTTAAGATACTGACAAAGGGATTCCCACAGGTGGAGGTTACGGGTGAATTAAGCTACTGCTTTAATAAATTGATAAATGGCGATTTCAGTAAATTAACTCCATACGGTATGCCGGCTATCACCGGAATACCCGATAACTGGACTTATACACTCGAATCAGCAATAGGTAAAATAGAAAGGCAAACATATCGCAATATCACAGGATTGCAGTTAACAGGTAATGTAGTATCACCTGGTACCGACCCGACACAGATAACATCTACAGGGGTACTTATTGACCAATCGGATAAGGTTATTTTATCTTTTGACTTTGCTGCTTTAACAGGTGGTGGCAGTCCGGGATGGATGAACTTACAGATATACATTGATGTAGGTAGTGGTAACACATGGAGGTACACAAAAAAGATAGGGGAAGATGCTAAATGGTTATACAACCCAAGCAATAACGATAGTCCATACAGGCTTGAAGGAACTCTGACAACTGACCCACAGGCTATATCAATAGAAAGCGTGCCGGCTCCTGCTGATGGAACTCTTTATATTAGGTTTAACGGGGGTGGTAATGTAACGGGAGCATTTACGGAGGTCTTTGTTGCTAATTGTATAATGACATTGCAATCACTTTATTCAAGTAGAACAATAAAGAACGTAATAAACTCAAACCCCTATAAAAAGCAAATAGATGTTAAGTTAGGGAATAACTATCAAGATGGATTTATTGGCGCATCCCGTACACAATCTCAATCATTACTTACATCCGGTAACGTAGCACTTGTTAACTTTTATAGGTATGGGACACCGGCAACTACTTACAACACATTAGCGAATCTTTTATTATCACAGGCTTATAACATAGTCAGTAAGCCACAGGTTAACATTCAATTTAGTCAATACGGGTTATTCAATCAGTCGGATAATTATGTTATAGGTTTAGTTAATAACTTTGCAGTGAGTGATCCTTCGGGAAAGATAAGCATAAGTGGGGCAAGGTTTGTGTTAGGTGCTTGTACGATTGATTATGTGAATAACACAATTAACGGCATCGGGTTACAGATAGCAAATGCGGTACTTACATTCTCAATTTCCGAAACGTACACTCGAAACGATAAAAGATGACACCAGTAACCGGACAAAAACTCAACCTTTACAGGTACAATTCGATAGCAATGACTGACAATCTCATTGCGTGTGCAAGGACTTGCACCTTTTCGGTAGAGGTGGATGCAATGGAAACTACCAATATCAGTAGTGCATGGTTTAGACAATCAAGACCAGATGTCGCATCATGGTCTATACAAGCGGATGGACTTGTAGTGTTGGATGATTATTCCTACCTATTTATGCTCAATAGCCAACTAAACAGAGAGTTGGTATCCCTTAAGTTCGTTATTGACAATGGTACGGCAGGTGGGTTAGTGATAGTATCAGGCTTGGCATGGTTGCAATCTTTCACCATTACGGGCGCAAATAAGGACATCGCAACTTATCAAGTATCTTATCAAGGTACAGGTGTGTATAGTTTAGCAGGTACCACCGTAACACCAACAGGTATAGTTATACAAGGTACAACTACACAGGTGCTGCAATATACTGCAGGCGGTGGTGAAACTTCGATAGCTATACCGGGTGGGGCAGGTAAGACAATGATATACGGGTCACGTGGTGGTACATCGTTTGAAACCATTGCTTATAGTGGATTGCCCGGCACGGGTGTAGTGTGGACTGTGGGTAGTGGTACTTTGACCGTTGATTCGGGTGTGCCTTTCTTCGCAGGTGAGAAAATTATAATTTTAGTTCAATAAATACATAATATGAGAAAACTTATAATCGGGTTACTATTACTCTTATCTGTTGGCGCTTCCGCACAATGGCAGCAAACGGGTAGTAAGGTTAGATATGTGAATGGTATCGGTATTCCGACAAAGGATACCGCCGCCGGGGTGAGTGCCGATAGTTCACAGATACTGATTCGCCCGGCTGATAGTTCGTTGTATGTGAAGTATAAGAGGACATGGCAGAAAGTTGGTTCAGGTGGAGGGGGAACGGTTACGGGTACAGGTACTACTAACTATATTTCAAAGTGGACTTCATCAACTGCTATAGGTAACTCACAGATATTTGATAATGGAACGAGTATGGGTATAGGTACCACGAGTCCGAGCAATAAAGTTGATATATTCACCACAAACAGAACTGCACTTAATACTGTTGGGTCGGGGTTAAATGTAAATTATAACGGAAGTACTACAGGCGAGTTTGCTACTCTTGGGTTTAGTTGGAATTCTTCTGTAGGTAACAATTCTACGCAATGGGGTATGGGTATGATTGGTACTAACTTTGTATCCGGCAATGCTGATGTTAATTTTTTTACTGATGGAGTTGAACGTATGCGTATAACATCAGCAGGTAATGTAGGCATAGATTACACCGCCCCCGCTGCTAAATTAGCCGTTAATGGTACTGCATTAATCAACACCAACACAGACAATGGAGTTGATAAATTACAGGTGAGTGGGAGTGCAGTTGCAACCGTATTAAAGGCAACAGGTACAGGTAATAACCTTGGAATACTAAATGGTACAGGTACAACAAACGCATACATAGATTTCCAAAATGCAGGCACTACGCAATGGAGAGTAGGAAATGATTATAATGGAGCAAGTAGATTATTTAGAATTAATGATGTAGCAGGTAGTGTTAATACCATGCTTGTTAATAGTTCAAATCAAATAGGCTTTAATATGCCTACTACTTCTTTTTTGGGTGCTAATAGTGCTATGGAATTTCATAAAGCAGGTACACAATATATTCATAGACATTTTACTTATTCAAGTTCTGGTTTAGGTGTGCAATGGATAGGCTATAGCACAAGGTCAAATACTCCGGGTAGTTTTTCTGCAACTCAAATTAACGATCCAATAATTGGATTTTCCGCATACGGTTCAAGCAATTCTGCGCATGTTTTTGGTGCTGATTTTTTTTACACTCAAAAAGGGGCAACATCAACCTATATCCCAGGTGCTTGGGAGTTTCAAGCAAGTTCAGGAAGTGTTGCAAATCAAACAAGATTTTACGTTCATGGCGCAGATGATAATATTCAGTTTTGGACTACATCAACCGAAAGGATGCGTGTAGCAACATCAGGTAGAGTGTTATTAAATACCACAACCGATAACGGAGTTGATGAATTACAAGTTAACGGCTCAATATCGGGCATCGGATTCAAACAAGCGTACGTTACCAAAACAGGCGCATACACCGCCACCAATGATGACTACGTTATTGATTGCACTTCCGGTACTTTCACCGTAACGCTTCCTGCATCATCCGGTCGCACAGGCAGAATACTAATCATAAAGAATAGCGGTGCAGGTACGATAACCGTTGATGGTAACGCATCCGAAACTATTGATGGTGCAACTACTTATTCACTATCCGTACAATATGCAACCGTACAAATAATGTCAGATGGCACTAACTGGAAAATAATATCTAAATTCTAATACTATGCTAACCGCAATCGCAACCGCAATCACATTATCAGTAACCGCACCTGCACAGGTACAAGTACAACAAGCAGATAGTATCCCTGCTGCCATACAAGTCAACCCTGTAGAGTTCAACAAACTGACAAAGGACACTATAACTCAAGTAACTTGGGTAGTGTTTGGACTTGGCAGAGATACCGCACAGGGTTGTAATTCCTATGTGGTAGCGTATGACCGCAAGGGGAAGAAGGTTACAGATGGCAACGTGCCTATCCCTGCACACATCGTGCAGCAATGGGGAACGGATAACACACTCATAGATGATTTTATTCTCAACTTTTACAAACTGATAAAGCGTTAGCAATGGAACACCAAACAAATGATGCAGGAATAAATGGACTGCTTTTGACTCTTTTTTTATGGGTATTCAGCCATCTGACCGCATCGGATTTGGCAACTTACTGCACCATTGCAAGCGCATTAGTAACAATATTCGTGAATATAAACAAATATAGAAATGGGAAAGACAAACATTAGTTTAACAAATGTAAACAAGCCGGCACCGAAATGGTACCGCAAATCAAAGAGGGTTATCGGGTTATTATCCGGCCCTACCGTCATTGCAGTATTTCAGATATTCAAACTCAATGACCACCAAATGGCAAGCGTAGCAACTATTATCGCTTTCCTGCCAACCCTATTGGAGGTATTCTCCGCACTACTCGCAAACGGTGAAAACTATGCAATCGTACCAGATGAGCCAGAACAAAAACTATAATTGGTTTCCGTTTGTTTTTATTGCAATAGTGGTACTGATAGTACTGCTTTCCTGCAATTCAATAAACAAATCGCAGGGGAAAACCGAAACGCTGACTATTTACGAATACGATACCATGAGGGTATCTGTAGTTGATACCACCCGTACCTTACAGGAATGGATTGACATTCAGACAAAGACGGTAGAGTTATTCGACACAACCTATACAACCATTCCTATCCTGCGAAAGCGGATAATCTATGAGAATGTGAAGGCATCCAGTAAAGAAGTTATTAACGGCATCCGAAAGGATAGCGTAAAGGCAACGGGCAGCGTAACGGCTTTCAGTCAATCAGAATATCGTAATAAGGAAACCAAACGGCTGCCTTTTTGGTTAGCGTTATCTATTGTCGGTATTATAGCATTTCTAATCTATAAGTCATGGGAAGAAAAATAATCCTATCAGCAGGGCATGGTGGAGCAGATCCCGGTGCATCCGGTAATAACTACATCGAACGTGATTTAGCCATTGAATTACGGGACATGGTAGTTGCTGAACTGCAAAAGGAAGGTATAGAGCCGCTTACTGATAGCAATACAAATGCACTTGCCCAAACCCTTGCATGGCTGCGTGGTAAGTTCAGCAAAAGGGATATTTTAGTTGACATCCATTGGAACGCATCCGCAAACGCTGAAGCGAAGGGTAGTGAGGTAATTGTACCCGATAACGTGAGCAAATTTGAGCAGGAGTTAGCACAATCCCTTCTAAAGATATTTACATCCGTTGGATTTAAGGACAGGGGTATCAGACCCGAAAAGCTGACTGCACGCAGATCATTAGCCTGGATGAAAGCGGACGCAGAAACGGTACTTATTGAAGTTTGCTTCATCACTAACCTTACCGACATGAAACTCTACCAGGCGAATAAGTGGGGCATTGCCCGTAGAATTGCAGGGGTGCTGAAATCGAAATCAAATGAGTAAATTTGCATAAATAATTACAGATGGCAACTTTCAATAAATTCGATTCATTCGTGGAAGCAGTAGCCGAAGGCACCCACAATCTGGGAAGCAATCAGCTAACTATTGCACTATCTAACGTAGCACCAACTGCTGCGAATAGCCTGCTTGCCGACATCACTCAAATCACCTACACGAATTTATCCACACGAAATTTAACCACTACTTCATCCGCTCAATCGGGTGGACTTTATAAGTTAGTGGTTGCGGACACGACCCTCACTTCAACAGGTGGTAGTACAGGGCCATTCCGCTATGTGGTGGTTTACAACTCTACCGCAGCAGGTGGGCCGCTTATCGGGTGGTTTGATTACGGCAGCAGTATCACCCTGCTTTCCGGTGAATCTTTAACGGTTGATTTTGACCAAGTTAACGGACTCTTAACCTTACAATAACATGGCAGATAACGTAGGATATACACCGGGGGTTGGTGCCATAATCGCAGCAGACGATATAGGCGGCATCCTGTATCAAAAGGTTAAAATGATACATGGGGCAGATGGTATTGCCCATGAAACGGCTGATAATAACCCATTGCCCGTAACCGCTACACAGGAGTTAATGCAGGCTATCGAAGCAATGCGTATGGCCATTCAATCACTCACCAGAACTATCGGTTTAGCACAGGTCAATCCATTAACAGGCCGTATGCTTGTGGATCCTTCCGGTGTTACTTCCCCTGTATCCGGTACAATATCTGCCAACCAATCAGGCACCTGGAATATCACCAACCTTGCAACTATTGGTGGTGTGGCTGCTAACTCACAAGTACAATCCTTTGAAAGAATGACCGCTGATAATTTAAGAAGAAACATAAACGTAACATAATGCCAACTACAAACGGAAATAGACAAATACTTGATTTAAAAAGATGGGAACAAGTAACTCCTGCACCTGTAGCATCAGCAGCAGGCGCATTCATTTCATCTTCCCGGCACTTTAAACAGAATCAGTTGTATGTGCAGGGTACAGGAACTGCATACCTATACAACCCGAATGAAGATGGATGGGTACAACTTCCTTCCCCTGCGCTTGCCGGTACTTTAGCAGCCGGGGCATCCGCTACCGCAGGAGCATGGTCTACAGGTACAACTATCGGGGCATCGCTTACTGCAACGGCAGGTACTACTTCGACAATCACAACCAACCAAACTATTGCCCGGTCTCTTGCCGGGTATTCGGTTCACATCCTTGCCGGCCCGAATGCAGGGGTAACGCTGCAAATCGTTTCTAATACTATTGGGGCGAATGCTATATTGACTGTTGCTACACAAGCATCGGCATTTTCCGCATCAACCGTTTACCGCCTTTGCACGCCTGTATGGTATGTACTGGGTTCGGGTACTTTGGCATCAGGCTCATTCCGTAAGTATGACTATGCTACAAATACATGGACAACCTTAACCATTACCGGTTTAGCCGCTTCACTTGCTACAGACGGCAAGTTGATAGCAACCCCATCATGGTATGACCAGGATTATGTAGCACTTGCCTCCGGTACTGCTACTTCCGCAACTTCTACCACTTTGGTAAATAACACAAAGACATGGACTGCATCACAATGGATTAACTCACAGGTTAGAATCGTATCCGGTACAGGTGCAGGGCAAATTCGTACAATTACGGCGAACACGACCGACACGCTCACCGTTGCAACATGGACTACAACACCAGATGCAACTTCGGTATATCAGATAAGCGGGAATGATAACTTCCTTTACTACATGGGTAATAACGCAGTAACCCTTTACCGCTACGATATTGGTGCGAATACTTGGAGTACTTTATCCCCCGGTGCAGCAAGAGCAGCAGCACCCGGAACAGGGATGAGCGGGCATTGGATATGGGCTGTAACTAAAAGCGCATGGACAAACGAATCAGCAATAATCAACGGAAGAAGGCTATACTCATTCAGAGGAGGTGCAGGTGCCGTACTTGACTACTACGATATTGCCGCAAATACATGGGTATCGGGTGTAACGTATGCACCTTTGACCGAAACATTCACCACAGGCACAAAGTATTCGTATTATGGCGATAACATCTACATTCAAAAAGATGCAACAAACAGGTGGTTTAAATACGATATAGCAGGCAATGCGATGGATGGATGGAATACGATGCCTGTTGTACAAGGTGCTGCCATTGTTGGCGATACTGCTTTCGATGTTGAATATCAAGATGGGGCAACGGTTATAGTGTACGTTTATATGTTGATGAACACATCTACTCTAATGTTCAGACAAATGGCAATATAATGACACAGGCAGAAACTAAAGAAATATTATCACGGCAAATCAATCAACTTGAAATGCTGATTTCTGCCGCAAAGCAGAGAGGAGATTTGAAGGCAGCCATACAATTAACAACTGAATTAACAGAGGCAAAGGATGCTTTTAACGCTATTACGTAACCAGGGAGCAACGGGCAATACCATTGTCGCAGATAGGGGTACTTATACCCTAACCGGAAACGTAGTAGATTTTAGGGCAGCATACAGGGTAGCAGCAGTTGTGGCTGCATTTACTCTCACAGGTGGTGCTGCGAATTTCACCATTGGCAAGACGATAGTCGGGGATAAAGGTACCTACACTCTCACCGGAAACGATGCCGGCACAACGGCATCACGCAGAATCACATCCGACAAAGGAACATTTGTACTAACCGCTAACGATGCAACCCTTCAACGTGTTAGGGCTATCGCTGCTGATCGTGGGCAGTTTACACTAACAGGAAGGGATGCAGACCTTGTCAAAAGTTCAACCACTCCCACCATAACGGCTGCACGGGGTACATTCGTGCTGACAGGTTTCGATGCGAATTTGATTATACCTTTGTATCAGTTTATCGCCAATGTAACGATACAATCAGCGCAAACTACACAGGTAAGTATCATTAGCGAACAAAATACAAGCGTTTCCATTGATGATGAACAAAGCACACCGGTAACCATACAAGCATCGAATCATTATAACGTAACTATCACATCAACTTTTGAATCATGATATACAACGGCACCAACGTAACTATAAAACTCACAGAGCAAGGAGTGAATCTACACAACCCAACATCTGCTGACATTTACTATAAGAAGCCATCCGGTCAGACTGGGTCATGGAGTGCAACGATTATCGCTAACCATGAGATAACCTACACCACAACGGTAGGTGATATAGATATTCCCGGACTATGGATATTACAGGGTAAGGTTGTGAAAGCAGGGGTAACGTATTGGACTTCTTTAGCTGAAATGATAGTTGAAGCGCATTTATGACCAAAAGCGAAGTAGCACGTTCTTATCGGGATACTTACGGCATGGATATGCCATCGCATAAACTCGCCCGTATAATGTACGCTGAAAACAATCTGCTATTCAAAGATGTTGAAAATGCACGTTCATTTTTGCGATACATTGAGGGGAAATTTGGCAAGAAGCAGCAAAGTAAAATCAACAAAACCGAATATTACATGAAAGAAAAAAGACCAATGAATCCGTATAAGTTCCCCGATTCGGATGAAGCAAACTTCACCCCGTACAAAATAA